GCACCATCCGCAATACCGGCGCAACACTGGTATCTCAAACCTTCAAGAAGGATTACACTGGTCAAGCAGCTTCTGCTACCACCGACACTATCTGTGTAATCCCCGCTGGTGCTCAAATTGTTAGTATTTTTATTGACACTTTGGTGGCATTTACTGGCTCTACTGCAGCTAACTTGACCATTGGCGATGGAACTACTGCCGCACTGTATTGGGCATCCACCGACATCACTTCGCAAGGTCGCCTGGCTAATACCAATGCCGCATCTAAGCTTGCAAACTGGGCTGGTGCTGCCACTACCGCTTCTCCTAACGGCGCTGGCGTTGGCTCAACTGATGTAAAGGTTATTGCTACCCTTACGCCTACGGTTGCAGCTGTAACGGCTGGTACAGTTCAATACACGATTGTGTATGCTGTGGCAAACTCGGATGGATCGCAGACTCCTTCCACCTTCCAGCAGTAATTAGTCTCAGGGGCTTCGGCCCCTGTTTTACAGGAGATTAGTTATGCAACAAACTGATGTCAAGAGTGCTCATTTGAGCGCAGCGGGGTCTTATTACGCTGGGCGTACACGCCTTAAAGGTATTGTTATTAGCCCCAAAGCAAGCACGGCTGCAACTTTTGAGATAAGAGATGGAAGTTCTACAGGAGCCATTCTGTACACAATGGATATAGCAAGCCTTGGAACTCCAAACACGTTTAGTGTATTTGTTCCGGGCGAAGGTATCTTGGCTTCTACGGGGCTGTATCTCACGCTTAGCGTTGGTTCCGTAACAGGAATTACAATATTTTATGGCTAAGAAAACCCCATCCCTTGCGGTAGGTCGTGGCGAAAAGCTTCCGGTCTCTAAAGGGGCTGGGCTGACTGCCAAAGGCCGCGCCCGGTACAACGCAGCCACAGGGTCTAATCTCAAGGCTCCACAGCCCCAAGGTGGACCACGTAAGAAGTCGTTCTGTGCTCGCATGTCTGGTATGCCCGGTCCAATGAAGGACGAAAATGGTAAGCCAACTCGCAAGGCCGCATCTTTAGCTCGATGGAAATGTTGATATGACCGACCATACTGAAACCGTAAAATCTGTGGTTGATGCAGTGTCAATCATTACCGTAATAGGGACATTGGCAGACATGCTTCCTTCCATAGCAGCACTATTTACTATCGTTTGGACTGGTATTCGTATTTGGGAAACCCCAACAGTCCAGCGTCTGGTAAAAAAGATTGGGGGCTCTAATGCCATCGACCAGTAAAAAACAGCATAATTTCATGGAAGCTGTGGCGCATAGCCCTGCTTTTGCCAAGAAAGTAGGGGTTCCACAGTCCGTGGGGCAAGACTTTAACAAGGCCGATAAAGGCCGTAAATTTTCTAAAGGTGGTGATACTATGGCTACAAAAATGGACCCTCGCATGATGCAAATGATGGCTGCTAAAGCTGCAGCAGCTCGTGCTCCTATGTCTGCAGGAATGAAAAAAGGTGGCATGGCTGCTTTTGAAAAGTCCGGCAAGGATGTTGAGAAGAAGGGCATGAAAGAAGGCTCTAAAGCTGATATGGCCTTGGACAAAAAGCAAATGATGGGCATGAAAAAAGGCGGCATGTCCAAGATGGCTGGTGGTGGATTGGCTGCTGGTCACAAGAGCGCCGACGGCATTGCCTCCAAGGGTAAAACCAAGGGAACCAATATCGCCATGAAAAAGGGCGGCAAAGTCTGCTAAGGTGATTGAAATGACACGACCATCCAAACAAGAAATTGATGACATGCGTAGCTCCTCCAAAACGGAGAAAGCTTACATGGATGCTTTGACTTCTACAGAGCCTGCACCCAAGGAAGATCCTCGTGATGCCGTTCGCGGTCAGCGCGGTTACGCCAAGGGTGGCACTGCATCTGCTCGTGCTGATGGTATTGCCCAGCGCGGTAAAACCAATTGCAAAATAGTTATGTGCGGTGGTGGCATGGCTAGGGGCCGAAAGTGAGGATTAGTCGCGGCATGGGAGACATCTCCCCATCCAAAATGCCTAGCGGCAAGAAGGTTGCTCGCCGTGACGATACCGACTTCACGCAATATGCTGGAGGCGGTAATGTAGGGCTTTACGCCAATATTAATGCAAAACGTAAGCGCATTGCTAACGGGTCTAAAGAAAAAATGCGTAAAGTTGGAAGCAAGGGCGCGCCCACAAAACAAGCTTTCATTGACTCTGCAAAAACTGCAAGGAAATAAAATGGCTACGAAAAATTGGATTGCTGGTGCAGTTAAAAAGCCGGGTGCCTTACGCTCTGCTTTGGGTGCAAAAAAAGGTAAACCCATTCCAGAAAAAAAGCTTGCTGCTGCAGCCAAGAAGCCAGGTAAACTTGGGCAACGTGCTCGATTGGCGGAAACGCTCAAGGGCTTTAAATGACCACATCCGGCTCTACCGCTTTTAATCTTGAGTTCTCCGAAATTGCGGAGGAGGCTTGGGAGCGGGCTGGCCGGGAGATGCGGTCTGGTTATGACTTGCGTACAGCGCGTAGGTCAATGAACCTGATGACCATTGAGTGGGCTAATCGCGGCCTGAACATGTGGACCATTGAGACTGGGACTATCTCCCTCACTCAGGGCTTGAACACATATGCATTGCCCGATGACACAATTGATTTGCTGGACCATGTAATCCGAACGCAACCCAATGTGGCATCTACTCAGTCTGACTTGAGCATCACCAGGATTAGTGTGTCAACCTATGCGACGATTCCGAATAAGCTTGTCCAGGGTAGGCCAATTCAAGTGTGGATCCAACGCCTTTCTGGGCAGGTCAACCCAACTACAGCAACATTGAGCTCTTCAATTTCCGCAACCGATACAACTGTAACACTGAGTACAGTTGTTGATTTAGCTGGGTCTGGTTTCATCCGCCTAGATTCTGAAGACATTTACTACACATACATTTCTGGAAATACTCTTGGTGGAGTATTCCGTGGGCAGAATAATACAACTGCTGCATCACATACCGCATCCACGGCCGTCAAAGTGCCGCAGCTCCCAGCTGTTACGGTCTGGCCTACTCCCGACGGGTCTCAGCCATATCAGTTTGTCTACTATCGACTGCGCCGAGTTCAAGATGCGGGCGATGGTAGCAATACTGCCGATATGAATTTCCGGTTCTTGCCTGCAGTTACGGCTGGGCTTGCTTACTACATCGCCATGAAGGTTCCTGAGTTTCAGAGCCGTCTTGATATGCTGAAGGCTGTTTATGATGAGCAGTACAAATTAGCAGCCGGTGAAGACCATGAAAAAGCTACGCTACGCCTTGCTCCAAGAATTGCATACATTGGTGGTGGATCTTAATGGCATCTCCCTACGCATCAGGCAAATACTCGATTGCCGAGTGTGATAGGTGCGGCCAGCGTTATAAACTCAAGCAATTGAAAATTGAGGTTATTAAGACTAAACTGTACCAATTGAAAGTTTGTGAGTCATGCTGGGATCCAGACCAGCCACAGTTGCAATTGGGTATGTATCCAGTTAATGACCCGCAAGCGGTTTATCAGCCCAGGCCAGACACAACGTATGTATCTGCTGGATTGAACAACCAAGGGTACAACACTGGCGGTTCTCGTGACATTCAGTGGGGCTGGAGCCCGGTTGGTGGGGCTAGTCAATTTGATGCAGTTTTAACACCCAATTACTTGGTTGGAACCACAAGTGTTGGCACGGTGACAGTAACGGTTTCATAGGAGTAAATGATGGCTAAAGAAAATATGAAGAGTGATGTGGCTCAAGACAAGGCCATGATCAAAAAAGCATTTAAGCAGCATGATGCTCAAGAGCACAAAGGTGGCAAGGGAACCACGTTGAAGCTTAAAAAGGGTGGCCCCACCACTGATGACCGTATGCGTATGGGTCGTAACATGTCTCGCGCAGCTAACCAAAAGACAGGATAAATCATGGCTTACAGTATGAAAAAAGGCGGCAAGGAAGTTGGACCAGCTCAGGTCTACGCCCCTCCTCACACTATGTCTGGTAAAAAAGTTGCCGCCATAGAGAACCCTGGCTTTGGTCCAAATCTAAGCAAAATGGAAAACCTGGATATGGCAGTTGGCGCTTACAGCAAGTCTGCTGGCAATGAGCCTACCAAGACCTCTGGCATCAAAATTCGTGGCACTGGTTGCGCCACTAAGGGCATACTTGCAAGAGGCCCAATGGCATGAACTACGCGGCTCTAGTCACGGCGATATCTGATTACACAGAGAACACCTTTGACACGGTGGATGTAAACCTGTTTATCACGCAGGCAGAGCAGCGCATTTACAACACAGTACAGTTCCCCTCGCTGCGTAAAAACGTGACGGGGTCAGTAACTGTATCAAACAAGTATTTATCGTGCCCGGTTGACTTTCTTGCGCCATACTCATTGGCAGTAGTTGATGGAGCTGGAGCCTATACATACTTGTTGAATAAAGACGTAAACTTTATTCGTGAAGCCTACCCAACTCCAACAAGTACAGGCTTACCTAAGTACTACGCATTGTTCGGCCCAACTACAAGTGCAGGAGTTCCAACCACAGAGTTGTCTTTCATTCTTGGTCCAACTCCTGACACAACTTACACTGTAGAGCTGCACTACTTCTACTACCCTGAGTCAATTACTACAGCAACAACAACGTGGCTTGGTGATAATTTTGATTCCGTGCTTTTGTACGGAGCACTTGTTGAGGCATACACCTACATGAAGGGGGAGCCAGATATGGTCACCTTGATTGGCGGGAAGTATAAAGAAGCTTTGGCCCTTGCTAAGCGCCTGGGTGACGGCATGGAGCGCCAGGACGCCTATCGTAGTGGTCAATTAAGAGTGGCGGTGAACTAATGGCTATCGTCCAAACCCAGACCACAAGCTTCAAGTCGGAGCTTTATCAGGCTGTACATAACCTGCTTACAGACACGATAAAAATTGCCTTGTACACTGGCAATGCAAGTCTGGACTCAGCTACCACCATATACAGCTCAACCAACGAGGTTGTAGCTACAGGCTATACGGCCGGTGGTAATACTCTAACAGGTGTTACAGTTCAAACGTCTGGTTACACGGCCTACGTCAATTTTGCCAATACCTCATGGGCTTCCGGGCTTACTGCTCGGTGTGCTCTCATTTACAATGCCAGCAAAGGCAACAAGTCAATTGCGGTTCTTGATTTTGGGTCTGACAAGACCTCGACGACCACGTTCTTGATTACCATGCCATCCAATACTTCAACTACGGCGCTGATACGTAGCGCATAAGGAACTACTATGTCTACAGAAAATACTTTTGCTTCTGGCGTTTACACTGTTGAATGCATTGGCGCTGATGGTGTTGTTAAATGGTCTGAGCAGTTGCCCAACCTTGTAGTTAACCAAGGTATCCAGTACATGGCAAGCGTTGCTTTGACCGCTGG